AGACTTGCAGCCCTTGAAAACGACAGGGGCGACGACATCTCCTGCAGACGGTAGAAGGCTATTACTGATGGTCTGTGCTGCAACTGGATGGCCTGAAACATTCTTCGGAGACGCCGAGGTGGGAACACTTGCTACAGCAAAGAGTCTTGATCGTCCTACAGAGCTTTCCATGCTAGGCAGACAACGGCTATGGGCGGAAGTGCTAGAGAACGTGTTAGGATATGCCGTCGAGCAAGCAGCCCGTTACGGCCTAGTTGCGGGGGTCAGAGGCATGGAATGGACTGATGCCTGGGGCGAACTCAAATGGAATTATGACAACGACCCTGAAACAAGCGAACCATTGAATACACACGTTTCCATTGGTTTTCCTGATATAGTGGAGCGAAATGTTACCGAGCGCGTAGATGCGGTTGTAAAGGCTGCGACTCTTGGCGGAACGATGTTTGCGGGCACGTTAACGCCTAAATATGCAACAAGACAGCTATTGACGGCCTTAGGGGAGCAGTCAGTAGAAGAGGTAATGGCTGATCTGTTCCCTGAGGATGAAGAAGAAGTAGCCAAGCAGACGGAAGACGTTAGAAGGGAGATGAAAAATTTCTTAGAGCTAGTAAAGGAGTTTCAAAACGGACATGAACAGCACAACACTTCCTGAGGCTGCGCTTGCTGTCCTCTTGGAGGCGCATTGGGCGGCTAAGGCGCTTCGTAGCCAGAAGAGGCAACAAGATATAGCGAAGGCAACGAAGGCGATTGCAGGCGTGTTTAAGCGACAGGGCGGAGAGCTGCTCGAACAATTGTCTAAGCTGTCCATTTATTTTCTTAGGCGAGAGGCATCGTACGAAATGGACATGGCGGATGCCTTCATGGAGACGTTCAACGTCACAAGGAGACAGGCCGAGAAAGTCATGTTTGAAGTGATGTTTGAAGGGATAGTGGGCGGGTATGAGAGTTTGTCGGGCGAATTCGGTTTGGAAGCAGCGTTTAAGATTAACCCTAATCTAGCTAAGAAATGGGCGGCTGAAAATGCGGCAACGAAAGTGACGCAGATCAACCAGACAACGGAGAAGACTATAAGAAACATCATAGTCAAGGGCATTAACGAAGGTAAAGGCTACGGAGAGACTGCAAGGGAGATAAAGACGAGGTTTTCTGAATTTGCTGAGGGCCGGCCACAGCAGCACATTCGTAGCAGGGCGGAATTGGTGGCCGTACAAGAGAACGCGATGGCGTATGAGAATGGGCAAGCTATCTTAGTTGGAGAGATCGAAGATGTTGGGGTTGAAATGGAAAAGCAGATCACAGGGCCTATGGATGAGCTAACCTCGGAAATATGTGCTGCTGCTATGGATATGGGCTGGGTATCTACAGACACGGCATTTCCTGGTGGAGAGATGACCGCGCCTCTACACGTGGCTTGCAGACACTCAACGATTTATCGAGTGAAGGAGTAGACATGCAAACCGTAATGGCTTTCTCTTGGAAGTACGCGCACGTTGACGATGATACGCTAGTCGCGGATTACTCATGCGTGCTGCATAGCATTGTGATCAATCACGCAGACAGCGCGGTAACTACCGCTACAGTCTATGATGGTGAGGACAATACCGGCGATGTGGTTGCTGTAATAGACCTTGATATTGGGAAGGATTATCACGTCCTCCCCGTTACGCTATTGTATGACATAAGGCTAAGTAGCGGTTGTTATGTGGAGTTCAGCAATGCTCCGGCGACCGCTGACCTTACGGTGAGCTACTATTAGGAGGAGTGATGCCTTGGAAGATTGAAAATGTAGACGGATTCAAGAAAGGGTTATCGGAGAAGCAGAAGGAATTATGGGTTGAGGTGGCTAATGACGCGCTAGAGCGATGCTTAAAGGCGGGCGGAACTGAAAAAGAGTGCGACGCTTCCGCTATACGTCAAGCCAACAGCGTAGCAGGAGAGTCTGAGCGTGAGGTGTTGGGAGACAAGATTCTTGAGGCTATATTTGACGAAGGAGCGACGTTTAAGGCTACGCTATTAGGCTTTCTAAAGGCCGCTCAAGCTGTTACGCGGCACAAGAGTATTCCTAGTAATGTTAAAAAGCAGGTTGATGAGCTTAGAGCGTTAATAGCGACTAATAAATGGGCGGATCTAGCCAATGAGACAGCCGCCGAGAGCAAGGGAGACACCGCTCCTCTTTTCGAGCGAGGAACCATAGTGACAGATTTCTCTGAGCAAGGGTCTTTCGTGAAGGCAGGTGATGAAGATGAGTAAGATAGTACGAGAGGATGGCACAGTGCGCTTGCGCATTATAGCTCCGGGGCAAGGATCTTCTGCGTATTATGAAGCCGATCAGCTGAAACGAGATAGGATGGTATTTAAGAACGCACAGGTCTTCCTTGATCATCCATCGGCCAGCGAGGAAAAGGATCGGCCTGAACGCAGTATTCGTGACCTGTGTGCAATGGCTGTTTCTGATCCTATATATGAGGACGCCGGGCCTGTTGGCCCTGGCTTATACACGGACGTAAAGGTGTTCAAGCCATATCAGCCCTTAATCGAGGAGTTAGGGCCGCATATCGGGGTATCTATACGGGCGAGCGGGACGGTTGTCTCAAAGAAGATAAGTGGCAAGCCTGTAAAGGTTGCGGAAAAGTTTACCAGTGGAGGATTTGATTTCGTTACCAAGGCAGGGGCCGGAGGGTCAGTTGTTCCATTGAGAGAGTCGGCCAAGGAAGAAAGTAATAAATATATAGATGCTTTCTTAGCGGAGCATCCACAAGAATCGGAATCAAGCGATAGCGCGAAAGCACAATTTATTGAGTGGGCTACAAAGCCCGAGCAGGAGGATGATATGGAGTTGAAGGAAAAGGTAGAGGCGCTGGAACTGGAGAAGAAAACACTCACTGAGACTATGACCGCTCTTGCAGAAGAGAAGAGAAAGTTAAGTGAGACGTTGATTATCAAGGAAGCCGGAGAGGTGATCGAAGCCGCCCTAATTGCAGAGCAGAAGCTACCTGACATCACTAAGAAGCGTGTGCGTGAGTCGTTAACGGCAAAGGTGCCTGTGAAAGAGGAGAAGCTCGATAAGGATGCTTTGAAAGCCTTGATTTCAGAGACGATCAAAACTGAGAAAGAGTATATAGAAAGTCTAAAGCCAAAAGGGATAGTTGGTATGGGAACATCAGGAGAAACGGATGAGGGCAAGAAGCGGTTGCGAGAAACCTTCGTGTCCAGCTTTCTTGAGCGTGGAGAGACAAAAGAGAAAGCCGAAAAGCTGGCTGACCTAGCCGTCATAGGCTAATAGGAGGATACTATGTGTGTATACACGGATTTGATAGCAAGCAAGACCGCAGGAGAGGAAGTTAGCTCGACCTACGAGGGAAGGCATCTTACTTTCGTTGAAAGCGCCTTGACGCATCCTGAGCATACGGATGGGTTTGTTGATCAAGGTGATCCAGTGCTTGTCGGTAATTTGGTTGGAGTCGCATTTACGTCGGCTTCTGCGGCAACAGATGATATTGCAATCGACACGGAAGGCATTTGGGCTCTAGATGTTGTTGCGGAGGACGCAGACGGGAATAGTGCGATCGTTCAAGGTGACGAGATCTATATCAACAAGACGACCGCAGTATTGTCCAAGATAGCAACCCCTGGGACTCACCAGTTCTTCGGACATGCGCTGACAGCGCTCACAAGCGGCAGCACCGACCTAGTAGCGGTAAAGGTACATAATGACCCACAGCAGCTCTTAACGGGCCTTACAGAGATTGTCGTATCTAAGCAAGGTGATGATTCGAACCCTGGAACATGGGGTGCTCCGTTATTAACCGTGCAAGCAGCCTTAGACGCGGTGACGGCGGATCGGAAGGTTATCTATGTTGCTGATGGCACGTACGATGAAGCGCTTGAGTGGCCCTCAACCGCCAATGGGGAGTAGTCATTGAGGATAGTTCTGAGGAAGACGCCGTTATTACCGTAACGCCAGGCGCTCAGGATGCAACCTTTGAGATGTGGCTAGAGAACCTTTACGTCAACCATGCTAATGCGGGGCAGGACGGTATTGCCCTAGACAATACGGCTATGACCAAGAAGCTGAATTGTTATATCCGAGATTGTGGGGGATCTGCTGATTCTGCTAGTGATAGGTTCATCGTCACGACACAGGGCGATACCGATAACGCGATCAGGATCTACTGGAATGGGCAGAATGGCGATGTTGAAGGGTCGATCTACATAGACGCTGGGAATGACGGGATTCGCTTCTATGCTACGAACGTTAATTTTGCTGGTGGAATCGCTACCGCCGCGGATGCTGTTGCACTCGATATGAGACTCATTCGATGCACAGTGTTGCATGAAGGGATCACAGGCGGAGACAATGCACAGACGGTACATGCTATCTGTTGCTATAGCCAGACCGGTGCGACGTATGCGGCATTGGATACCGATGATCTAGCCGGTAGCCATACCGAGGACATAGTGGCCTAAAGTGAAAGAAGCGCTGGAGGCACGGAGAGCTATATTAGAAGGCGAGCTTGGACAGTTGTGTTATGACCGATTGCTCCTTGCTCGCCAGATAGACGATCATAAGAAAAGGATCGAGGCGATTGATCAAAGAGTAAGCGTTATAGAAGCGACTGTTAGGGAATTTAACGCGGTTGACCCCGCTGTAAAAGAAGGAGACTGATATGTTAGACACTTTCATGCTAGAGACGCAGATGGCGGAAGGGTTTCGTCCGGTATCGGGTAGATTCACAGAAGCCCAGATTGCGGACGCAATAGATTTGATACGAAACGCGGGAAGGATGCCTTCTTATAGGCATGAGTATATGCTCAAGGAAGCTATAACAACTAGCGACTTCCCTTACCTGTTTGGGACGGTTATCGAGCGTGAGATGATTGCGAGATATAAGACCGCGCCTGCCCCTTGGACGCCTTTCACCAAGCAGTCGACGCTAGGTAATTTCAACATTCACGAACGGCATATGGTAGACGGTTTAACGGGCAGATTAGATAAGGTTGGCGAAAAGGGTGAGTATCTTGTTAGTCCTAAGCCTATTCACTCGCGGCGTTATATCCAGATAGTTAAGAAAGGGAGGCAGTTTGACATATCGTGGGAGGCACTTATCAATGATGGCATGGGCGCTTTCGATGACATTGCTATCAGGTATGCTGATGCTGCGCGAAACACTGAATCGTACGACGTGACATCTCTTTACGCTTCCGCGACGGGGCCTAACACTGATCTATACGGTGCGCCTATTGTTCATCCGGACGGCACGAATGTTACTAACCTTGGTGCGCTTCCGGCGAGCGTTGAGAACCTAGAGACCACATTAGGGCTGATGGCTTCGCAGGTGGACGCGTTAGGCAATCCTATAGGAATCCGCGGAGTGCATATCGTGTGCGCTCCAACACGTGAGATCCAGTGGAGAAACATCTTGACCTCTGCGGTGAACATGTGGACGGAGAGCGCAGGAGGGGCGGCTACGCCTTATCCGATGACAAGTGTGCTTCCACAGATGGGGCTTCAACTGCACGTGAATCCTTGGCTACCGATTGTGGACTCCTCAGCGAATAACGCTGGTACTTGGTATCTGTTTGCCGACACGTCGCAAGGATACGCAATTGAGTTCTCTAGGCTGAGAGGACACGAAGCCCCTGAGATAGTGATGAAGGCTTCAAACAAAGCAACCCCTACAGGAGTGCCTATAAGTCCTTTCGAGGGCGATTTCGAGACCGACAACGTGTTCTATCGCGTGCGTACAGCAACGGGCGGAACGCAGCTTGATCCTCGAATGACCTATGCACAAGTAGCCACCTAGGAGGATAGATGGCCCGGATACCGTCACCGATAACTAGGGATCAAGAGTATTATAGTCAGATCCTAATGGAATTACGGGAGTTGCGCCTGTTGATAGAGGCCGTAAGACAAGCTGTATCCGGTGAGTCTATAGGATATAAGTGCGAAATCTGCGGCAAGGTCTTTCAGAATCAACGGGCGCTTAGGGCACATATGAGGGTGCATAAGGAGGGCTGAAATATCTCTTATACTTACGATATAGACACTAACATCGGTAAGGTTAGGGCGCTTACTAGAGATACCAGAGGCCCCTCCACTGTGTTCTTTGAGGACGAGGAGATCGAGTTTTACCTCGAACTGAATCTATATGACGTTCGCTATGCAGCAGCAGAACTGCTCGACGTTTGGGCCTCTGATGAAGCGATGGTGACCAAAGCCGTCAAGCTGTTAGATATCTCAACGAACGGGCCGGCGGTGGCGTCCGCTCTTCGAGAACATGCGTCTCGGTTGAGGGCGCAAGCGGACAAAGCGGCTTTTGCTACTGACAGCGGATTCGATATTGCGGAACTTGCCCTTGGCCCTTGGGCTTTAAGGGAGCAGATTATAAACGAAGGACTGGCTGATGACTGAGATATTTCACCCTGAGATGTTGAATAGGCTTGCTGATTTCTTCCCATCCCTGTGTACTATTCAAGAGCGGACGGAAGCGCAAGACCCCGTCACCGGCGAGGTGACCTATAGTTGGGCTGATATCGCAGACATGACGGATATCCCTTGCTCGCATGGCCCTAACGGAGGAGTAGAGGTTAAGCAGTCCGATCAAACCTATGTGGTATCCAATTATACGTTAGCCCTTTCAGGCGATTACAGAGCCGCTCAGGAGACCATGAGGGCGGTTATAGACGGCACGGTGTTTGATATTTTACTTGTCGAACACAACAGCCATTCGATGAAAACGAGGCTATTGACTAGGGTGGTGGAGTGATGGCCGACGGTATACGACTAGAAATAAAGGGGCTTCCTGAGCTGATAAAGAAGATCGAGGAGCTAAAGGGTGATGCCGAAAACAGCGTAGCGGTTGCTATGATGGCGGCTGCTACGTATGTTGCGGGTGAAGCTAAGCGGCGCGCTCCTGTTTTCACAGGGAACCTTAGTCGATCTATAACTGCAACAGGGAAGCAGGACGGCAAGATTGATCACACTTCAGGGGCTATGCCCGATCAATCCATAAGCACTATTAGATCATCACTACAACGTACAGGAAGCGCGGAGGCTTATATAGGCACTAACGTTGTTTATGCTCCGCCGCAGGAGTTCTTGCCTTTTGCTCATAAGCACGGGCAATCTCCGTATCTTCGACCAGCGCTGGACGAAAGCAGGAATGAGGTAAGAAGGCAATACAGGACGGCATTAGAACAGATCATTCAAAGGGCTGGTAAGTGATGGAACCTGAGAGCGCATTGCGTAACTGGATAATATCGGACGCCGTATTATCGGGGTTGATCGACGAAAGATGTTATCCGATGCAGCTTCCTCAAACTCCGACGCTGCCAGCTGTTACGCTGATGCGAGTCAGCTATGTTCGACATGATGAAATACCTTTTGCAACTGTAAGGATACAGGCTACATGCTGGGGCGAGTCGTGGTCGGATGTTCACGAAGTGGCAGCGGCGATAGAGGCCGCGGCAAGTAGAAGGAAAGGTGATTCGTTAGGCCTGCGGATTGTTTACGCGAACGTAGTGAATAATATAGATATGATAGACCCGGAAACAGGGCGATATACGATGCCTGTTGATTTCAAAGTAACGTATAGGGAGGCCTAAAATGGCACAGACGACAGTTCAAACAGAAAATGCGATCCGATTCGGATCTGCTAAGTGGGAGATGGGAGCGAACGTGGGAGCGCTTGTCAATGTTGGCGCTCTACGAAACGCTGTTTGGGAATATAGATTCGATAAGATTACGGTAAAGTCCGATAACGCGGGAACGATCAAAGAGGGTATAAGAAATGAGGAGTGTGGGGTCTCCGGCGATCTTATGGAAGTGAACCTGGAAAACCTAGCTTCTTTTTACTCGGGAGTCCTATCGCATGATACCGTTGCAGGAGCGCTTACTCCGGTTACAGACGAAGAGGCGACCCTGTCTGGTACAACCGAATCAGCATTAGAACACCGTAACGGAGATGGAACAGAGGTTGATTCAATCGTGGTCACCGATAGCACGGGGGCTACAACACTTGTCAGGGATTGTGATTTCGTTATCAACGTAAACGCTGACGGTAAGACCACGATTGCAAGGGCTTATCCGGCAGAAGTAATATCTGTTGATGATGATGTTAGCTTTGATGATGCTACTAGCATAATCGCGTCAGCCGCCAGCGGGTTCGGTGAAATTCTAGCACCTGGCGATCATATCACAGTGGAGGGATCGGACGACAATGATGGTGTGTATACAGTCGTAAGCGCGACAGATGCGGCTATAGTCGTTTCTGAAACCTTAACAACTGAGGCGGCTGACACTCTAAAGGTTATCACTATCACCAGAGGCGGCATTGAATCAGGAGATACGGTTTTAGCGAGTTATAGCTATACACCTCTAGCAAGCCGAACCTTAAAGGGCGGGGGCTTGACTGAGTTCACGGCTCGCGTATGCCGTTTCACGAACGAAGATAGCGATGGTAAGGTGTTCAGGATTACGGTATTTTCGGCGACCCCGGAGACTGGGATAACGCTCAACTTCCCAGCCGATGATGCCGAGGATCCTATGCTTTGTCCCGTGTCAATGACGGGCGTGCCTGATACATCACTGACAGCCGGAGAACAGTTGTTTATGATAGAAGACGAGCAACATTCTAGCTAGGAGTGACAATGACTGAACCTATTATCAAAGACTTTGATGCGGTAGCACCGAAAAAGAGGAAGGCTCGTATTGGCGGGAAGGAAATATCCATAGGGATTATTCCAGGACGGATGATCCTTGATGTCGCTAGATTCATGGATGAAAAAGCCTCAGGGAAGATGTCAACGGTCGATCAGGTGACGAGAATCGTTGATCTAGTCAGTGGGATCGTCTCTAAAGAAGATCCCGAGATAACCGCTGATTGGTTATTGGAGAATGCCTCTATGGACACGCTCGTCGAGTTCTGTTCGTGGGTGATTACGCCCGTCAATAAAGAAGCCGAGAAATACCAGGAACAGCGGGGAAACTCAAAGACGGCCAAGTAACACGGATAGAGCTTGGCCGCATCCTGGCGAAACTGATGTTAAGATATACGGGAACGACAGCCGATTATTGGTTGGATAAGCAACCGCTTGAGAATTGGTTCATGTACCTTAGATACGCGGAGGAGGAAGAAGTGCACAGAGCGAGAATTCTTGCTGGCATTCTGTCGGGACAGAAGTTTCCTCCGGAGCCAAAATTGATTGTTACTACGAAGGATGAAGCGCCAGATAGGGATGCCTTTTACAGGAATCCGGAGATACGTAAGCACATTAAGAGGCCGACATGAGTACAGCGGGGACGCTATCGGTAGATATCGTTGGGAATATCAGCGGACTCAACAGTGCGCTCAAACAGGCTGACTCGGCCGTAACTGCGTTCGGGCACAAGGCTGAGGCCCTGGGAAAGAAATTTACCGACGCCGGTAAGAAACTTACCATGGGCCTTACAGCCCCTATCCTTGCTCTAGGGACCGCTGCTATCTATTCGTGGGATAAGCAAGCGCAGGCGATGGCGCAGGTAGAACAAGGATTGAAGTCTACCGGTAATGCAGCAGGATTCACGGCTGACGAGCTATTCGAGATGGCCTCAGGTTTACAGAGGATTTCCCGTTATGGCGACGAGGATATTCTGAAAGGCGTTACCGCACAGCTTCTAACGTTCACGAATATAGCAAATGATCAATTTGCTCGTACACAGCAAGCGGTTCTAGATTTGTCGGCCAGGCTAGGGACGGATCTTCAAAGCGCCGCTATCCAGGTTGGTAAAGCGCTGAATGATCCTGTGGCAAACCTATCCGCTCTTTCGCGATCGGGTATACAGTTCAGCGAAGATCAAAAGAAAGTGATCAAAAGCCTTACGGAAACAGGAAAGCTCGCAGAAGCGCAAACTCTTATTCTGGACGAGTTGAATAAGCAATATGGCGGTTCGGCTGAGGCTGCGTTAGCCGGGGCAGGTAGTATAACCCAGTTAAAGAACTCCATCGGTGACGTGACCGAAGAGTTTGGACGCTTGATCATGGATGCACTCGACCCGATTGTGGACAAGATTAAGGATTGGGTTGAGGTATTCAAAGATCTGGATGATCAGAAGAAAAAGACTATCCTCGTTGTAGGGCTGTTGGCTGCGTCACTAGGGCCGCTGCTTATAACGGTCGGCCTATTGATAACAGCGGTTGGAAAATTAACTCTTGCTTTACATTCCCTAGGAACCGCCCTTACGTGGTTAGCGTCTCATCCAGTAGTTGCTATTGCTGCCGCACTTAGCGCTCTACTTATAACGTGGGCGTCCTTACAGGAAGGGCTTGAAACGGGTTGGGAGTATGTCGTTGAGTTCTTCGTCGATGCGGCTAACTCCATTTTGCTGATTATGAATGGTATTGTCGATGGGGTTGAGCTTGCCGTTAATAGTGTCATAAAGCTCCTAAATCTGATCCCAGGGGTAAAGATACCGCTTGCCGATCTCGGCGGATTTCCGTACTTTGAGTCGCTTGAGAGGCATATAGAAGACGCGGAGGGGGCGACGGATACCTTTATCCGTAAGCTGAAGTCGATAGATGACGTCCGATATGCTGCCGTGATTTCTGAGTTGGAAGCTGTCAAGCGTAGTGTGGAGGATCTGCCGACTGATGAAGCCGTTAGGGAGTTCGACCGGTTGGCTACTGAAATAGTCGCGAAATATAGCTCTATCTATCCAGAGCTAGAGCGCCTTTCTGAGAAGTTTATGTCTAACATTACGGCGTCATCCGTAGACAGCTTAACAAAGGTAGAGGGAGCAGCGCGGATAGCAAGCGATGATCTTAGTGAAGGATTAGAGGATATACTGACTTCTTTTAGGCATATAGGAATAATGACATCATCGTCACTTGATGAATTACGAAAGTCGTTCAATGAGGCATATTTGGCTGTTGAAGATACTAAAAAGGGCACCATTGAGTGGGCTGACGCAGTACAGGCGTTGTTACCTGAAATCGATCGGCTTGAGAAGTATCAGAAAATCTTCGTAGATTATGGTGGAGAAGTTAATGCCGAAATAGCAGCGATGATTGAAAAGGCAAAGACTTTGATCCCACTTATTGAGCATGGGTCACCGGCATTATATACCTGGGGTAACGCTTTACATGACTTCTTTGATGGCGTCAAGACGGAGATCGAAACCTCGGGCAAGAAAGCATTAGCTTTCCTGGAAAATACGGAGGCGGCTATCTCCGATGCGCTTTCATCCACGATGATAGAGATCCTCGGATATGGAGAAAAGCGTGAGCAAGAGGAAGAGGATCACCAGGAACGCATAAAGAAAATCAAAGAAGAGTATGCTGATGAGTCGGAGAAAGACCTCAAAGCTGCTTTGGATGAAGAAGATAGGAGATATGAAGAAAGCAAGACGACGATCCTGGGGATAGTTGAATCTGGAGTCGACGATCTAATAACCACTGTACGAGATAACGCTATCAAACTAGCCGCAGATTGGCTAGTCAATCAATTCGTTGCTATGGCGGCCGGTATCGAAACGGCGATGACCGGAGCAAATACGGCAGCTGGTATAGGCGTATCGAACCTGCTGACTACCTTAGCGCCGTTGATAGCCGCGCTAGGGGCGATAGCAGTGGTATTGGATATATTAAGTGGGGAGGCCAATATAGCCGGAGCAATCGGGCACTGGTTAGATAGCATATTCTTTCCTGATGCCATGAAGAAGGATACGGTGTACAAGAACGGCATCCCTCAATATGGCTCCGGAGGCATTGTCGCTGGGGCCTTAGGTGAGCCTCGGCTGATTGTGGCGCATGGAGGCGAGCCAATAGGAGCAGCCGGATTCGCTGAGGCGATGGATTATACGCGATTCGCGGAAGCCGTAGCTGCTGGTGTATATGATGCGATGGAGGACGTATTGCCAGGAAAGGATCGGCCTATTGTAATTGAGATGGACGGGGTTCGATTAGGGCGGGCCTTATTCCCGGCTATACAGAGCGAAGAGCAGAGATTGGGATTGGTGACAGAATGAGCGCAGCACAAGGTAGATTTTGGCTAGGTGAAAGCGGCAGCGAGGAGCTTTTTCAGCCAGATGGGTTTTCACTGCGTATAGAATTGTTTGAGATTAACCGTGAAGGCCGTGTTGCTAACGGTGATCTTGTGATAGATAGGATAGCGACCAAGAGAAGATTCACTATATCTTATACAACGGCTGTCGGACAAGACGCATTGGATGAATTAGTGGCGCTATATAACTTAGGCGTATCAGATCCATTATCCTTGATCATTGAAGAGGAGGATGGGGGAGAACTATCTTACACCGTGAAGTTTCGGCCTTTTACCAGAGTCCGGATGCTCACTAAGGATAAATGGTTGTGGAATCCGGTTACATTCATATTAGAGGAGGTATGAGATGGAGACAAAAACCAAGACGAATAAGAGAGCGACCGTCGATGCGGTTGTTATTAAGAAAGACGGCACAAGGATCAACCTGGGAAGGATAGCGGGCAAGCGAACAGCATTTCAGAGGCTCGTTTCTGCTCTAGGGTATAGGAAACTAAGTAAAAAGCACTAGGAGGACACGATCATGGCAGATGTAGTATTCGTTGTAGATGACGGGTTGGCTATTGTATCAAACAGGATTAAGGGCGACGGCACAGAGCCTAAGTATGTAGGATGGGGTACGGATGGCACAGCGGCGACGGCAACCGATACGGCTCTTGGAACCGAAGGAGCGGAGGATCGAACCTCAGGGACATCGACGGTAGAGACTGAGACCGTAACAGATGACACTTATCAGGTTGTAGCGTTGATCACTACTCTTTCGGATCAAACGATAGCGGAGGTGGGACAATTTGACGCGGCAGCGGCTGGTAATATGTTCCTGCATGGCACGTTTACGGGGATTCCGTTAACAACCGGCGATTCTATACAGTTCACCATTCGCACAACTGGCGATCAAGCATAGTTGTGGGGGGCGAGATAGGATATTTTAACGGGTTTGTGTTGGTATAAGGAGAAAAGATGAAAGTATTTGAAGTAGCTATCAAGAAAGACCGTACTCCAGACCAATGTAAGTTGACTTGGCCGGAATGGTGGGGCGAAG